CGCAAGTACCGCAACATAGCTAGCAGAGCCAAGAAGCATGGAGTGGCTACAGAGAGATGCGTAAGGGAAAGTTTGCTGGAACGGGATGGGTGGCAATGCCAACTGTGCGGCGTAAGTCTGTTGCGTAAGTGGACTTATCACAACAGGACGTTGGTCCCACATCCCAGAAACGCAACGCTGGATCACATCATTGCAATGGCCTGTGGAGGCGCGGACGCACCGTGGAACATTCAGGCGTGTTGTTTTTCGTGCAACTGCAAGAAAAGCGCGTCAAACAAAGGTCAACTTAGGCTTAGGCTGTAGTACGCCGGGCAAAAAATGCCCAACAAAAGGCCTCCTGAACCGCTCGGCTTACTCGCGCTCACGTTTTGCAGAAATCTGACGCTGTTTTTCCGGGGATTTTGAAATGGGACGCAAGCCGAAGCCGACCGCCATCAAGATTCTTGAGGGAACGCAACGCGGCCCGGCGAAGCGCGAGCCGTCCGCTCCTGTCGGCACGCCACCGATGCCGGAACGGCTGGGCGTCGAGCCGATTGCCGTGGCAAAGTGGAACGAACTGGTTGACATACTCGCCAGCATGGGAGTGCTGACCACGGGTGACGGCGAAGCACTGGCCACGCTGTGCGAAGTTCACGCGGCGGCGCAAGCGTGTCTGCTCGAGCTTCGCGCCGGTGGGCCAACGATCAAGACCGACTTGGGCGGCGTGAAGCCAAACCCGGCCGGAAGTCTGTATCGCGGGCTCGTCGTGTTGCAGGCCAGCCTTATGGGCGAGTTCGGGCTGACTCCGTCAAGCAGGGTGCGACTTGGGACGAAAGCCGAAACGCCAAAAGACGACCTCGAGGCGTTCTTCGCCGCCGAAGGTGCGTAGCCTGACGCCGGAAGGCGAGGCGAAATACCGGCGGGTGGTTCGTTTTTTTGAGGGTGTGCTGCGGCACTCCAAGGGCCAGCACGCGGGCGAGAACTTCAAGTTGCTGCCGTGGCAACACGACATTTTCCGCGAGCTGTTTGGCAGGCTGAAACCGGACGGCATGCGGCAGCATCGGGTGGCCTACATCGAGGTGCCCAAGAAGAACGGCAAATCCACGATGCTGGCTGGCATCGCTCTGTACATGCTCCTGGCCGACGAGGAGCCGGGGGCCGAGGTCTACGGTGCGGCATGCGACCGCGAGCAAGCAGGCATCATCTACCGGGAAGCCGCCGCGATGGTGCGGGCATCCCCTGCTCTGTCCAAGGTGCTCGAGGTGGTGGACTCGCGGAAGACGATCATCCACCGGGCAAGCAACTCGTTCTATCGCGTGCTCTCGGCCGATGCGTTCCGGGCTGAGGGGCTGAACATTCACGCCCTGCTATTTGACGAGCTCCATGCCCAGCGGGACCGCCGGCTGTTTGACGCCCTGCGGTACGGCGGTGCCGCCCGCCGGCAGCCGTTGCTGCTGTCCATCACGACGGCCGGGGAGCTTGACCGCAAGGCTCTGTGGTGGGAGCAGCGGACGTATGCCGAGCGGTGCGCCGCTGATACCAAGCTAGACCCGGCTTTCTTCGGCTGCGTCTACAAGGCCGACGAGGCTGATGACCCCTTTGACCAGGCGACATGGCACAAGGCCAACCCGTCGCTGGGGCACACCATCACGCTGGAGTCGTTCGCGGCGGATGCCCTAGAGGCCAAGAACAGCCCCAGCAAGCTGAACTCGTTCCTGCGGTATCGGCTGGACGTGGCTACGGCGTCAGACGTGCGGTGGATCCTGCCCGATAAATGGGCGGCATGCGGTGGCGATCTCCGCCCCCTTGACGGCCGCCAGGCGTACGTCGGGCTGGACTTGTCGAGCACCACCGACCTGACGTGTGCCGTGTATCTCTTCCCTGACGAAGACGGCACCTTTGACGTTCTGCCGTTCTTCTGGGCTGCGTCGGAGAACGCCCAAGGCCGGGCCCATCGGGACAAGGTGCCCTATCTGGACTGGGCAAAGGAACGCACAGAGTACGGGCCGCTGCTACGGCTCACGGACGGCAATGCCACCGACTACGACACGGTGCGGCGCGATATCAACGAGATAAGCAAGCGGTTCGTGATTCGGCAGATGGGGATAGATCCGTGGAACGCTCAGCACATCTCCCAGCAACTGCAAGGGGACGGCTTTGAAATCGTAGAGTTCAGGCAGGGTTTCGGCTCAATGTCAAGCCCCGCCAAGTTCTTGGAGACGTTGGTGCTGTCGGGCAAGTTGCGGCACGCCAATCATCCGGTGCTGTCGTGGATGGCAAGTTCGGTGGCAATCGAGATGAACCACGCTGGTGACATCAAGCTGAGCAAGAGCAAGAGCACGGAACGAATCGACGGCATGGTGGCACTCGTGGAGGCAGTCGGGCTTTGGCAACGTGCGACGGCCCCTAAGCCCGAACAGACCTGGGACATCCACACGATATGATCGCCAACGCTGAGACTCCCGAGGACAGCCGCCCGTACCGCATCATCGACCTGCGCGGCTCCTACGGAGACGGGTGGAGCGAGTCGCCCGCACGCGGCCCAGCTGGCATCCGCATCACGCCCGAGACGGCGCTGAACTGCTCCACCGTGCTGGCGTGCGTGCGGCTCATTTCAGAGAACGTCGCCACTATCCCGCTGCACCTGTACCGGCGGCTCGTTGAGGGCGGCAAAGAGCGGGCGCGAGACTTGCCGCTGTACCGGATTCTTTCGCAAGCCCCGAACGGCTGGCAAACCAGTTTTGAGTTCAGGGAAATGCTTACGGCTCACTGCCTGCTCTACGGAAACGCTTATGCGGAGATCCGCAGCGGTTCCGCCGGGGCTGTCTCTGAACTGTGGCCGCTGCATCCTTCGCGGATGAAGGTAGAGCAACTCGAGGACGGCACGCTCCGGTACTGCTACCGCGAACAGAACGGCATGGAGTCGTACTACCGGCAGGACCAGATTTTCCATCTGCGGTGGCTGTCGCAGGACGGCGTCACGGGCATGCTGCCTATCACGCTCTCGCGGGACGCGATTGCCTTGGCCCAGGCCTTGGAGACTCACGGCGGCGCGTACTTTGGTAACGCCTGCCGCATGTCGGGCCTGCTTGAATCCGACAACCCGGTAAAGGTCGAGGACGCCGAGCGGCTCAGGGAGAACTTTGAGCGTTTGCACCGTGGTGCCGACAGGGCTTTTCGCACCGCAGTTCTTCCGGCTGGGGTCCACTGGAAAGACGTGCAGAGCACGAACGAGGCCAGCCAGTTCCTCGAGACTCGTCAGTACCAAGTCATTGAGATTTGTCGAGCGTACCGCGTTGATCCGTCGTACGTGCAAGACAAGACCAAGGTTGGCTATGCGTCACAGGAGCAGGCCGCCATCGACTTGGTGCAGCAGACGCTGTTGCCGTGGTTCCGCCGCTGGGAGTCGGCGATTACCCGCGACTTGGTGACGCAGGACGAGACGTATTTTGCTGAGTTCGACACTCGCGGGCTCTTGCGTGGCGACCTGGCGGCCCAGGGTGCGTGGCTGCAAACGATGCTCACCACCGGAATCTATTCGGTGAACGAGTGCCGCGAGGTGCTGAACATGAACCCGATTGGTCCCGAGGGCGACCAGCGGTACATGCAGATGAATCTCACCACGATGCAGGGCATTGCGGCCGATGCGTCCGTGGGCAACGCTGGCGGGGCTGCGCCGGCCGACAACCTGCCCGTGTCGTACGTTGACGACTTGCTCAATGGCGAGACGCCGCCGGAAGGCAAGGTGCGCCCGGTTGCCCCTGCTCCGCGTTCACGACGAAAGAAGAAATAACCATGGACAACCTTGAACGCCGCTCTGTTGCCCTGCCGCTGACGCTGGAAACCCGTGAGGCCGGCAAGGCGTACATCGGGGGGTATGCGGCCAAGTACAGCGTTCGCAGCACAATGCTGGGCACGTTCCGCGAGCAGATCATGCCGGGGGCGTTCACTCGTGCCCTGAAAGAGCAGTCGCACCCCGTAGTTGCCCTGTGGAACCACGACCCGAACTTTGTCCTGGGCAGCACCCGTAGCGGCACGCTGACGGTGGATACCGACGATGAAGGCATGCGGTACAGCGTCGAGGTTCCCGATACGCAACTGGGGCGTGACCTGTCTACGCTCATCGCTCGTGGCGACGTGTGGGGCTCGAGCTTCGCTTTCGTGATCGCCAAGGATGGTGAATCGTGGGACAAGGACGAAGACGGCACCGCCCTGCGAAACGTCCATGAGGTGGACGGCGTCTACGACGTGTCGCCCGTTTTGACGCCAGCCTACGAACAGGCCACGACGGGCGTGGCGGTTCGCTCCTATGAGCGGTTTTTACAATCGCACCGACCGGCGCTGAAGCTGCCGGCTCTTAGACGGGACGCGAAGACCGAGAAGAAGATTCGTCGGTTTTTGAAACAGCATGGCCACAAAGTCGGGTGACGTTTGCGAGTGCCGCGCGGCACGCTATGGCGTGTACGCGTCGGTGGACAGGGGCGGCGTCTGCACTCGCTATCTGAGATGCCCTGCGTGTCGAAAGACCGCGAAGCATGTTGTGAAGTCGTGCGAGATACGCCGACGCTCAGTACCTAGTTAGGTACTCAC